TTACACGTATCCGATGGCGGCCATGGGCGGACAGCCGCCGTACAGCTGGTCGGTGACGGCGGAGAGCGGTTCGAACGTCTGGGCGTTCTCCGGCGCGAGCCTTGTTGGCAGCCCGACTGCCGTGCAGACGAACTCGATCACCGTCAAGGTCACAGACAGTCTGTCCAACACCGCCTCCCAGGTGTTCGCCCTGACGGTGTCGGCGGCGGCTGCGGGTAATTACCTCGGCACCAATTTGCTCACCGTCAACTACTACTCACCCGAGCAGCCGTTCTTGAACATCTGCAAGGGGGGCGTGGATCTCGGCGGTCCGGATACGCAGAAGAACGCGGACGGGTATCCGATCTCGATGGTTGGGTACAGCGGCACGGTCTATTCGCAGTTCACCAACATCCTGCTCAACAATGCGCTGAACCTGCCGCCCGGCGCGAGTTACTACTATCCTCCGGGGTCGTACACGCTCACCGCGACCGGCAACTGCACGATCGATGCGCGCTTCGATGCGAGCGCAGCGGTCAACCCCGTGACGCCGGGGTGCACGATCAGCGGCACCACGATGACCATTACCGATGGCGGCACGCACTCGATGCTGCTGAATATGACGCCCTCGATCAACGGCATCAAGCTCACGCTGTCGGGCATCACGCCTGCGGCGCATATGACGCAGCTGAGCGTCGTACAAACGCAGTACGCGTCCAATTTGGCAGCGGGCCAGATCTTCCATCCGCTGTTCCTGAACATGCTCTCCGGGATGGGCTACCAGCGCATCCGCTTCATGGAGTGGGGCCACAAGTGGGACATCTTCGAGGGCATCACGTTCGCCGGGGACCTACCCGCCAACTCGACCAGCGGCTCGCTCAATGCCCAGTTGTTCCCGTCGGGCTGGGATCGACCGACGGGCACGTACCCAGCGTACTTCGTGTCCGGCGATTACCTGACTATGTCGTGCACCTACGGCAGCCCGGTGGTGAACTTCTCCGGACCGACGACGGCGGATTGCCCGTGGGTGGTGTACTACTCGTTACAGGCGATGTGCCCGTACCTCACCTCCTGGGCCGCGCGTCCGCAGGTGTCGAACTACAACTATGCGAAGTTCGCGGGCGTGCCGTACGAGATTCAAATCGCACTGTGCAACCAACTGACCGCAATCAACGGTTACCCGGTTGACCCCTGGATCAACACATCGCTTGTTCAGCAAAGCCCGCTGATGACGGATGGGACGACGTTCGATACGCAGCTGGCAACCTTGTGCAAGAACACGGTCGGCCCCACACAGCGGGTGTACCTCGAAAACAGCAACGAGGTGTGGAACAATTCCAACAACACGTACAACTATGCGAAGTTCGCGGGCAAGAAGATGTTCCCGACGCAGGGCAACGATGTCTACGCGGGGCAGGAGCTGTACGGCGTTCAAACCGCTGCGGTGGCGCAGATCTGGAAGAGCGTTTACGGCGCGTCCGCCTTCGCGAAGCAGGTCACCGTGTCGATGGGTGGACAGACGGCGAACGCAAGTTACGTTGTTCCGATCCTGAATTACGCGATGGCGGCTCCCGATTGGGTGGCGCAGGGCAACCCCGCCCCCTACACGCAGGGCATCAGCGCGATTCACTTCGCGCCTTACTTCGGCTCGATCCCGTTGGCCAACACCAACATCACCGGCATCAGTCTCGCGGCCTCGGCTGTGGTCACGGTGTCGTCCGCCGCCAACTACATCGTTGGCAGCACGGTGTACATCGGCAACGTCGGCGGCATGTCGCAGATCAACGGGTTGACGGGCACCGTCACCGCAATCTCCGGACTCGCGCTGACCGTCAACATCAACTCTTCCGGCTTCAGCCCCTACACAGGCGGCGGCACACTGACCAACACCTCGGACGTCACGACGCTGCTTGCGCAGCCGGACGGCGGGCTATCGATGATGTTCGCGTTCATGTACGCGCAAAGCTACAACGGTTACAACAGCATCGCGATTCCGACTGGGGGTTGGATTGGCAACGCCACCACCACCATGGCGGGGATTGTTTCCTACCTGGCCGCGAACACCGCCAAATACCCCTGGGCCGCCAACGTCAGCATCGAGCTGTACGAGATGGGTTCCTCGTTCGAGGAGAACAACTCCCCGCTCACTGCTGCGCAGGCCACGGCACTCATTGCGCTGATTGCAGCGATGGGTCGCGACCCGCGCATGCAGTATTGCATGTTCGACCCAACCAGCAAGCTGTCGAGCAACCCTGGATACCTGGCCGCGCTGAAGCCCCTGTGCCACGGCGGCAATTACCACTGGGACGTGTGCGCAACGGGCAAGTACGGCGAGTGGGGTATCTTCGAGTCAATCATGCAGCCGGTGCCTCCTGCGCCTACTGCTCCGCCGAAGGCATTGGGCATAGCGGCTTACATCGGTGCGACGGCCGCGACGTTCGATTATTACATCTCGACGACGGGCAGCGACTTGAATGTCGGATCGCTCGCAAGTCCGTGGGCTATCACGGGACTCAATTCCAAGCGTTCGACCTACACCGGCAAGCGCGTCGGAATCATTGCGGGTACGTACAACGTCTACTCGCTCTGTCAGGCGGGTTCTTGGAATGCGCCAGCGCTTGGGGTGAACGGCGGCACTTCGAGTGCCTCCACCTATGTGGCGTCGTGTAATTCCTCTGGAGTCTATACGCTCGGTGCCGCCACAATCACGGCTCTTAATCCATCGGGAGGCGCTTTTCCTACCGTCGAATGTCCGGTCATCGGGCAAGGAACGGGGTCAAGCCTCTCGAACTCCGGCTATTTGACGCTCGATGGTCTCAATATTACGGGTTCGTATCAGACCGGCGTCTGGTTCTACTTCGCCACCAATGGAAGCACCGTCGCGGGCCAAGGCGGAACCTCTGGTTGTGTCGTTCAGAATTGCCAGATCTACAACATCTCGGGCAACGATAACGACAACGTGTCCGGGATTTACTTCCAACAGTGCACCGCGCCGCTCGTTCACAATTGCAAGATCTACGGTGTCCAGCCGCCAACTGCCGGCGAGAATGCGCAAGACGTCGCCGCGATCTATACGTATTACTGCGTGAATGCGGTCTACGAATACAATACGATTTATAACTGTAACCAAGCCTTTCGCGACAAATACACACCAAACAGCGGCGCGACGATTCGGTACAACTACGTCGAGACCAATGGTTCGACGCCCATCGCGGCATTGGGAGACGGTGTAGGTGGACTTCCGGGTACGACCTATACCCTGCATCACAATATCTTCAATGTGATCGGCGCGGGCGCATCCGGCTGGTACGGAAATTCTTGGAGTCTCGGCGCACAGAGCCCGAACTACAGTTACTACAACAACACGATGATCATCCCCTCCGGCGGGAGCGGCCCTCAGTTGGCGGCCGATGGAACCTCGGCGGGAAGCGCGACGGTCTACAACAACATCACCTATGTGAGTTCCGGTGTTCCGCAATACGGCGGCTTGTTGAATGTCACGACAGGATCAGTGGCGCTGTGCGATTACAATTTGTGGGGCACGGTCGCCGCCACGAGCAGTAATGCGTTAGGCCAATCGGCGGTAGGAAACCCGGGGGCACCCTCTACCAAGACGCTGTCCGCATGGCAGACGGCGTTTAGCCTTGATGCGCATTCCCACGCGCTCAATCCGACGTTTGTAAACCCCACATCGCTCAATCCTGCGGGCTTCGCGCTAAGCCCCGGAACGGCAGGCTCAGCGAGCGGCTCATCGCCGGGAAGCACAACCGGATTACCCAGCGGCGTCGCGTGTGACATGGGCGCATGGGGTGGCGCAAGCCCACCCGCTCAGATTGGGAGTAGTTTCTAATGGCGTTGCGCGGCGAAGCCTCTCAGGTCAATCTCACGTCCGCTACGACTGTGGCAGTGACGGTGTCGGGCATTGGTATACAACTCAATGATTTGATTCTGTGGGGCGTCGTTGGGGGCGCCAGTGGAACAGATACCTTCACGCCGCCCTCGGGCTGGACTGTAGTTCCCGGCTTTACCAAGCAAAGCCTCAATGGCGGTGCGACCGCGATTCTCTACTACAAGTTCGCGACCTCGACTGAAGTCTCTGCATCCACCCTCACGATGACGGTGAATCAGAACGATTTTCATTGCGCAACCGTCGCGGCATTCTCCGGGCGCAATCTGTCAAGCCCATTCACGGCCGTCGCTCAAACGGCGGCGGTTAATTCGGCCGCGCCCCCGATTACGTTTGCAAGGTCGGGCGTTACATCGAGCGCTGGCGATGATGTAGCAGTATTTGATTTCGTAAATGCCTTGGGCGTTGTGAGTCAGGTGCTTACTTTCACGCCTCCGACCGGATACGCGGATAAGGATTCTCCGAATCCGAGCGCTCAATTTTCTCAAACGATTTGCTATTGCGATTCGATCAACGTATCTGCCGGTTCAACTGGCACACTAGCCGGTACGCTTAATAACAGCCAGGGTTCAAACGCCAATTATGGCTCTGTCGTTATTTCACTGGCATCTGGTGGTGGTGCAGCGCTTGGTCCTTCCGTGGTCATGCTTGAATCGAGCGAGTATTTCTGATGACCTACGCCTTCAACAGCCAAGTCCAATCGTACGGCTCCGCTGCGAACCTCATCACTCTCCCCTCGATCACTCCTGCTGCCAACGGTGACCTTCTAGCGTTCGTTCTCGCAGGCACTGCAGCGGGGCAGATTGGCGGGTGGAACGTGAGCGATAGCGCGAACAACGTGTACACGCCGACCGTGGTGTCGTTCAGTGGCACGATCATCGGGATCACGTTCGCCGCGCCTCCGAGCGGCATCAGCGCGCCATTGAACGCCCCATTCGCAGGCACCACCGGCGCCTACATGATCCAGTTCAGCGACGGCGAACTGCGCGCGGCGACGTTGACGAATGGATCGACCGCTTGCAGCTGGCTCGCGACGGTGCGCACGTTCAGCGGCCCCCTGCTGGGTACGCCGACGACGACCGGTATGGCCTACATCGGCGTCAGCTACTTGCTGATCGCGATGTACGCGCAAAACGTATCCGCCGTGCCGACAGTGATTTCGGTGACGCAATCCACCGGCACCAACCTGTACGGCGCCTACGCAGCAGATTATTCCGGCATCTCGGCACTCGGCGCGTACTTGGGCGGCAGCGGTTCTTACACGGCGGCGCGCCCGATCGGCCCCGACAACATCAACAGCGGCAACGTGTCCGGCGTGAATGTGCCGTCGATGGGGTTTGGCTTTTGTTGGAACGTCAGCGCGCAGGCCGTGCCAACCGCAGGCACCACTCCGACCGCTTACACCGGGCGCGGCGGCGTATGGGAGACCGGCTCCTCGATCGCGGAAGACGCGCTCATTGCCTCCAACGTGCCAGCGACGTTCGGCGTGGTCAGCGGCAACCAGTACGACACCTTCGCGACGGTCGGTATGGCGTTCGCCTTGTCCGTGCCGACGAGTTATTCGCTTGAGTCCAGTGAGTACTTCTGATGTGGGATCAGGACGGCGAGGACAATTCCTGGGTTGACATCGTTGCGGACAGCGCTCCGGTACGCGCCCCTGCGAGAATTTGGGTGCCGCGCTCCCGCGTTCGTGTTCGCGGTAGATTGATCCATCGGCGCCGCGCGCCGGACCGTCAGTGGTTCGCGCCGATTCGCGCTAATGCGCCACCGGTGAACTGAGATGTTAGTCCAGGCGATTGGCCGAAATTTAACCGCCGCAGGCACAACGCAAACCACGACAGCGATTGCCACGACCTCTGGCAACAACCTGCTGTTCTTTGCGATCTACAACGCCGCCAGCGCAGGGGTGCCGACGCCTTCGGACAGCACGAGTTTGGTTTGGAGCCCGATTTCCAGTTCGCCTTTTTCGGGTTCGGCGACGGGATTGACGCTGGCCATCTGGCAAGCGCAGAACATCACCGGCAACGCCGTCAACACGTTCACATTCGCAACGACCGGCAGCGACACGCCGACGATCTTCGTTGCGGAGTCCTCGGGTCGCGACAAGTTCACGCCGCTCGATTTGGGGGTGACGGCGAGTGATTCGACCGCGACCAGCGGCGCGCACACGACGGGCGTGATTAATGCGAACGGCGGCGATGACGTTATCGCCTTACTGGCGTCCAGCGTCCTGGCGCAATCGTTCTCCGCAGCGGGCGGCTGGGCAATCCCGCCGAACGGCACGATTACGTCGGGCACTGGGTACGACGCATTCATCCAGTACCAGAACAACGTCGCCCCCGGTGCGATCAGCAACGTTTACTCGGTTGTTGTCAGCGACAAGCTCGATGCGTTCATCGTCGCCCTGCGTCAACCGAAATTGGCGATCAGCGACGAGTGGCTGGATTACTTCGACGAAGTGCCGGAAGTCTACGCGCTCAGCAACGGTTATTACCAGCTGGCGTTGTCCTCCTTTGCGTATGAGATTGATTTCGACTGGATCGACGATTCGGGTGAGAATGATTCTCTCATCTTCACCGAAGATCAGAGCGGCCCGGTCATTGCGAATGCGGCGGTCAACGCCGCCAACCAATACTACGGCGAAGATGCGGAACTGTTCGACGAAGTCATTGACTTCATTCCGCTGCCCGTCACCTACCAGACCCAGGATCGCATCCCGGTCAGTGCGAACGAAGAGTCCTGGAGCTGGGCGAACGACGACGCCTACGAGTTCAGCGCGTGGACGCCCGGCAGCTACCAGCAGGCAGATTTGCCGAATCTGGCCGCCCTGCCGTTTTACAGCGACACGGATTGGGATGAAGACCCGGACGACTTCTTTGCTGACGACTTCGGCAACGACGATGCCGACCTGCCGCAAAATGACACCTGGGATCACTTCCCGACGGACGACGACGATTACGTAGTCACCGACGATTTCCTGAACATCAACGCCAACACTGGGCTGTTGTTCCTCAATATCGAAGACGGCTGGGATCAAGAGCACTTCCAGACCGCCGACAGTGACGAGACCTGGACCGAGGACAATTACGAAAACGACGTAAACCTGCTCCTCAATCAGGAAGATCCGACCTGGTGGGACGAGGAGCCGGACCAGCTCGACGGCACGACGACCGACCTGGAGCCGGTGGGCTCGAACAACAACCCGGATCTCAGCGTCGAAGATCAGTGGGATCACTTCCCGACGGACGATGACGATTACCCGATCATTGACGACTACACGCTTGTCGATCTGGTCGCGAATCAGACGCTGACGATTGAAGATGCCTACGATTGGTTCCCTGCGGACCCGGACGACGAGACGTACCAGGCCCTGGACACGGACTCGGTTGGCCCGACGCTGATCATTCCGATCTCGATGCCGCCGGAAGATCCTTGGGATCATACGCAAGCTGAAGATGATTACGTCACGCCTGACGATTACGCGATTGTCGATGTCCCTCTGAATCTGAGCTTTCCGTCAGCCGATCCTTGGGACTGGACGCAAGACGATGATGATTATGTAGTCATTGATGATTACGTCTACGTCAACAACAAGCCGATCACGATCGAAGATCCATGGGACTGGACGCAAGATGCTGACGATGATTCGATGCTTACGATCGACGCACCGATTGCACCAGCGCAAATGGCTGCGATCGATGATCCTTGGAATCACAGTCAGGAGATCGAAGACGACGAATGGATTTATCGAGATTCTACGATCAGCATCATACCGCCGTCGCTTGTCGAGGATCCTTGGGATTGGACGCAAGATGATTCGGATAATGACATCTCATGGGCGCTGACCGAATACTCGCTCGTCAACTTGGTAATTCCGTTCTCGCAGTTCACTGACGATTCATGGGATTGGGCATATGAGCCAGCGGAAGATCAAGATATCGACTGGGCGATCACTGACGGTCCGCTTGTGCCGAATCTGTATATCTACGATTGCAACTATGAAGTATTCATGCCTCATCGGACGTTCACAGTAATTTGGTTGCCGGATCATTTGGAGAGTTAAGTTGCAACGATTCAATGAAAAAAATCCATTGGAGTCGGTTGTTCTGACCTTCAATTTCGTGTTGTTCTTACCTCCCGGCGTGCTGCTCACGGGCACGCCGGTTGTCACAATCACCGATCCTTACGGCAACGACACTGATCCGGCAGCCATAGCCAACGGTCCACCAGCGATCGATGAAAGTCAAACACTGGTACTGATGCCTGTGACCGGCGGTTTAGATATGAATGACTACATCGTCGTTGCTCAGTGTCCGACAACTAGCTTGAGTTGGACGCCAGCGTTGCCCGCGATTTTGCCGATACGATCATTCCCCTCACGAGTTGGAGCGCCGTAATGCCATTGAAGAAAGGGAACAGCGAAGAAGCAATTTCTTCGAACATTGCCGAGCTAGTCAAAGCCGGTCATCCACAAAAACAGGCAGAAGCGATTGCAGAGAAACAAGCTCGAACAAAAGACATCATGGTGCAAATTGAAGACGCTTTGGAAAATGATGAGGAGCTTCACGGGGGATTGAAAATTCTTAGTCATAAGCGCGTCGGTGATTCGATGCACGCTCAGATCCTCGATCGCATGAATTTCTATGCTCCGGGTGAGCTTGGCAAATCACGACGCATGACTCCAGAAGGTTTTCTCGTATGCGAAGGTGTCGCCATCGCTCGGACCGGTCAACAGCTTTACAGTCAGAAAGAACTGCCGCTCGACGCCAATAATGACGGACATATTGTTGTCGATCGAAACGCCAGTGAAGTGTTTCGTGAGGAAACGATCGCTTCATTCGAAGGCAAGCCGGTCACTGTCGAGCATCCCAATGAGTTCGTTTCACCCGAAACGTGGAAACAGCTCGCCGTGGGCGTGGTTCAAAACGTTCGCCAAGGGTCAGGCATTGACGATGAGTTTTTGATGGCCGACTTGCTCATCACTGATCAAGCAGCTATCAAGTATGTCAACAAAGAATTGCCCGAATTGTCCTGCGGCTACGATTCGGAATATGAACAAACGGAAGCCGGTCGAGCTATTCAGCACAACATTATCGGAAATCACGTAGCCCTAGTCGATCGCGGTCGTGCTGGGCCGCGTGTAGCAATTAAAGATTCACAATCAGAGGTAACGCAAATGAGTGGTAAGAAAGTCAAGATCATCGATCGGCTGTTGAATTTATTGACTGCCGTCAAAACTAAGGATCAAGCCGCGCTCGATCGCGTATTGACCGAAGACGATGAGCCGGATGACGTTGAGGGTTTCGGTGCGATGGACAAGAAGATCAATGATGCAGTCGACAAGCGTATGAAGGATTGGGAAGAGAAGAACGGCAAAAAGGAAGAGAAAAAGGACGACGAAAAGAAGGAAGAGAAAAAGGACGAAGTCGAGGATGCCGTGCTGTCAGCCGAAGAGCTGGCGAAAAATCCCAGCATGTTGGGCCGCGTTTGGGTAGGCGATTCAGTAGCGCCGTTCGTCAAGGAAATTTTGGCCCGTGCCGAAATTCTATCGCCGGGAATGTCGGTTTCAACCACCGATGCCGTCAGTCAGAAGGGCTTGAAGAATTTCATGCTCAATTCGCTGTTGAAGGCCAATACGACCGACGAAGGCAAGGCGTGCATCAATCCCCTTCTGTACGGTCGATCGCTTGAAACACTCGATGGTCCCTCATTGCTGAATGTGTTTACGGGAGCAGCCGAAATGCGTCGTGTTCAAAACAACGCAGCCTCACGACCTAATCTGGTGGCGGCATCGACTCGAGACTTCAGCAAAGCCGTCACGATTGAGTCCATCAACGAAGCCAACCAGAAGTTCTGGGCCGGTCGTTCTGGCGCTCGATAACATCGTCTTAATTCAAGATTTCTCAAAGGAAAAATTCACATGACTGCATATACTTTTCGTATGCCCTTCGGCATCCCTGGCGATATCACCCGCGCTGGAATCGCAACGGTCGAAGCTCAGCCTTTCGGCGCTACGGCTTTTCCGTCCTACGGCGTGCCCGTTGGCCTGGTCAATGGCCTGGTCGTTCCCATCAATGGCTCTGGCGTGGCCGTGTACGGCATTCTAGTACGTCCTTTCCCGACTCAAGGTGCCAATGCCTCGGATCCTCTCGGTACGTCAGTGCCTCCGACTTCGGGCATTGCCAACATCCTGCGCCGTGGCTATATCTCGGTTTACGTTCAGAACTTCGCCGTCAATGCGGCAGCCGCTAATACTCCGGCTTACATGTGGTATGCGGCCAGCTCGGGTCAACACGTTCAAGGCGGATTGGAAGCAGCGGCCACGGGCGGCTCAACCACTGAGATGAATACGTTCCCGTACAACGGCTATTTCACTTGCGCGAGCGATTCAAACGGCATGGCCGAACTCGCCTTCAACGTCTAACCAACTATTTCTATAATGAGGACAGAATACATGAATGTTCAAGCACATCCCGCCACCGTAGATTCGGCTGTGGCAACCGCGCTAATGGCGCGGCGTGGACTGTTGGGCTCGGTTCGTGGCACCAATTCAAGCGTCAATACCCGACTGCGCACGCAGGATGGGCTGTTCACGTTCGATCAGGCCACGATCGATTCCTCCGGTTCGTTCCTGGTGGGCGAGTTGGAGCGTTTGGATCAACGTCTGCACATGCCTCTGGCAGCCGTTACGTGGAGTCGAGATATCGACTTGCGTACCGATGTCAGCATGGCGGATGAGGATTCGAGCTTCACCAATAGCTCTTTCTCCCAAGCTCCGGGCGTAGCTGGATCGAACAAAGCCTGGGCCGGTAAAGACTCGAGTGCCATTGTCGGCATTGGTCTGGATATTGGCAAGACTTTGCTGCCTTTGAATATTTGGGCAACTCAGCTTTCTTGGACCTTGCCTGAGCTGGCTTCGGCTCAGAAACTCGGCCGTCCGGTCGATCAGCAAAAGTTCGAGGCAATGCAGCTCAAGTATCAGATGGACACCGATGAGCAAGTGTACGTCGGCGATACCGCATTGGCTTTGACCGGTCTATTCAACCAGACTTTGCTGACCAACACCGGTAACGCGGTGAACGGTAGCTGGGCGACTGCCACCCCGGCACAGATCCTGACCGATATCAACAGCCTGCTCTCCAGCATTTGGAAGGCCACTGGCTTCGCGATCGTGCCTGATCGTCTGCTTGTCGATCCGACGTCGTACTCGATCTTGGTTTCGACCCTGATCAGCACTGCCGGTAATATCTCGGTCCTTGAGTTCGTCAAGGCGAACAGCCTGAGCAATGGTGCAAATGGCCGTCCGCTCGACATTCAGCCTTGCAAGTGGCTGCTTGGCACGAACAACGGCAACGCCAAGGGCGTGGCTGCGACCAACTGCATGTTCGCGTATGTGAAGGATCCAATGCGCGTTCGCTTCCCGTTGGTCCCGCTACAGCGCACTCCGCTGGAGTATCGTGACATTCGCCAGCTCGTGACGTACTTCGGTCGTCTGGGCGCGATCGAAATGGTATATCCCGAGGTGTGCGGTCTGCGTTCCAATTTGGGTTGATTCGATGTTGATGTAAAGGAGAATCTTATGGCGAGAATTCGAGTATTGAAACCCTTCATGTTTTCTTCACCGGCTCAACCGGGTCAAAAGCTGACCACTGAGCGCTTCTTTGGTCCGGGTGAGCATGAAGTCGATGATGATTTTTTGCTTCATCCCTGGATTCGAGATACGAATGCCGAAGGTCGTATCGAATCACCCGCGCAGACAAAAGCTCGGATAGAGAAGCAAGTCGCAGACGCGAAGGCTGCCACGATTGAAGCGGACATCGCAACGGCAAATGCCAATGCGGCGTTTGCTCGTATCAAGGCGGCCGAGCCCGGAGCAAAAGCCTCAGCCAAGGAGATCGAGGCCGAGCTGAATACCTCGGGTGCTGATCTTCGTGCCAAGCAAGGTCCAGTCGGCGTGAAGAAAAGCGCATGACTGTCACCAGCGCCTCTTTCCGACAATCGTTCAAAGCATTCGACGATCCGAGTATTTATGATGACGACTCAGTGAACATGTTCATTGGTATCGCCGGTGGATTGTTGAATGCAGGTCGATGGGGCGCACAGCTTGATTATGGAACCTCTTTGTTCGTGGCTCATCATCTGATTTTGATGGCTCGCGACAACGCAACGGCCAGAGCCGGAGGTATACCAGGGACGGTTCAAGGAGTAATCACAAGTAAGTCGGTCGACAAAGTGGCCGTCGGATATGACGCTAAATCAGTGTCATTAACCGACGGTGCTTTTTGGAACATGACCACTTACGGAATTCGCTTTTTACAATTGGCTCGATACATGGGTACGGGCCCAGTGCAAGTTAATTTCGGCCCGGGTGGGCCAATGTTGAATTAGGAGAATTCGATGCATGTCAATGCTCACTATTTCTGTTTGCTTTTGGCCTTAGTTCTCGGCGTCCTTGCGACGTTCAACGTTCCAGCTCGAGTGAATTTATTCGCTGGATCATTCGTGGCGTATTTGCTGGCTGTGTTTTTTACTTGAATGCTTCAGGGTGTTCTTCGAGTCATTCTGGGCGATCAACTTGGATTTTGGTGTCCTGGCTGTGAATCGATGCATGTGGTCGATTCCGGTTGGACGTTCAATGGGAATTACGATCGTCCGACATTTACGCCAAGTATCTTGGTAACTGGCGGGCATTATTTATCTACATGGAAAGTTGGTGACTCGTGTTGGTGTACGTTCAATAAGGAACATCCAGATTGCAAATTCGTTTGTGGTCGATGTCACTCATTCGTGACTGACGGCTCAATTCAATTTCTCGATGATTGTTCTCATGCTTTGAAGAATCAAATTATTCGATTGGAGCCGCCAGATGAAAGCCGTTACCATCACTAAGGACAACGTTTCAAAAGTCTTTCAAGCGATTACGAAGATCACTGGCAAGCAAGTGTTGGTTGGCATCCCCGATAATGGACAAAACGTTCGTGACGATGAGCCAGTGAACAACGCCACAATTGGTTATGCCATGGAGTTTGGTTCACCAGCTAGCAATGTTCCGGCTCGACCTTTCCTGATTCCAGGCGTCAAGAAATCAGAGAAAGAATCACTCAGGCAATTACGTCAGGCATGTGAAGCTGCTTTGAATGGGAATCAGCCCGGTATGCTGCAAGGATTGAATCGAGCCGGTATCGTGGCATCGAACGAAGTGAAACACACGATCAACTCGAACATTCCACCACCTCTTGCGCCGTCTACGATTCGTAATCGTTACCGCCAGCGACAGACCAAACGTCGCGAAAGTGAGCAAGTGTATTTGGATCTAGTGAAAAATGGAGCTCCGCCCGGAGCAGCACAAACCGATGTCGGCATCGTGGCCTTAGTCAATACGGGCCAATTGCGAAATTCGATCACATACGTAGTTAGGGATAAGAAAGATGCCGCAACTTGACGTCTCAGATATTCTGACGGACATCGATTTTTTTGAGGGCGGCTTGATTTGCAATCGAATGTCTCAAGTTATAGGCGAAAACGGAATGGCCGTCAATCGAGCCGTACCGATACCATTCGGTGGTGTTGTCACGTCGATCAGTTATTCCCAGTTGCGTCGCACGCCTGAAGGCGAAGTGATCACTGGCTCCATCCTGATTTGCACTCGATTTCGATTGATGGATGGCAAATCTGGTTTTACGGCCGATATTGTTCAGCGCGGCGATCGATCATATACGGTGGCCGATGTCAACAACTATTCGCGATATGGCCGTGGCTTCGTCGAGGCGACATGCGAGCTGTTGCCGCTGGCTGGCTCAACGAAGCCGCCACCGGGGTATCCTGGCAGTTGCTAGCCGATCGGCTGAAGGTTGGCTTATGCGTTCGTTTTTAGGGGCCTAAATGAGCAATACCTCAGCTACCGGCGGCGTGCTTAGCGCGGCAGCGCCTTTGCCGATCGATGATGTTGCGCTCGATGCCGTATTCCAGTCGCTCGTCGCTTCAGTTACGGGCCTTGACGGCACCCTCGTTCGACCTCGATGGCAGCCTGAAGTTCCAAAGCAACCCGAGCCCCATATCAACTGGTGTGCCATCGGAATTTTAGAAGTCGATCAGGATGATGGACCTTGGCTCATTTACGATGAGCCGAGCAACACTGAACTTTATTGGGACCATGAATCCATCGAGTTATTGGCCTCATTCTACGGTCCGAATGCTCAGCAGTACGCTCGATTACTTCGAGCCGGATTGAACGTCCCGCAAAATACCGAGGCGTTGCTGCCGTATGCCATTCGATATGTATCTTGTGGTCCGATACGCCCAACTCCTGAACTGCTCAGTCAGCAATGGATCAAGCGTCAAGATATTTCGTTGTCCTTTCGTCGAAAAGTCGAAATGATCTTCGATGTGCAGAACATCCTAATCGCAGAAGTAAATTTACGCGATGACACCGTGGTGAATGACACGATCATCGTTCCTCCCGGTTCAATTGTGGAGCCTTAATTTTATGACCATCAATCTGGGTCTTTCAGTCGGGGACGTTGTTAACGTTTCCGTCCTATTGCAGCCGACTGCCGCCCAACAGCGCAACTTCGGCAGTCTGCTCATTCTCGGCGATTCAGGCGTCATCGATACGAATTCTCGATATCGCATGTATACCTCACTAGCTGCTGTTGCCGGTGATTACCCAAACAACGCTCCTGAATATCTGGCTGCGGCAATCGCTTTCGGTCAGAATCCGCAGCTTCAAAGTTTGTACATCGGCGCTTGGGCTCGTACGGCTACGCCGGGCACATTGATCGGGGCCCCGCTCAGCGCGGCTCAGCAATCGATTTCAAACTTCAATTCGATCAGCACTGGCGGATTGAATTTGTTGATCAACGGTACGGCATACAATTTGACCGGTTTGAATTTCACGGCTTGCACCAGCTTGACGGCGGTAGCCGCAGTAATTCAAGCGGCGCTAGTTGGATCAGCCAACGTGATTTGGAATCCGACTTACAGTTATTTCCAAATCACCAGCACTACGACTGGAATCAGCTCATCGGTAGTGGCATCGGCTGGCTCGGGTGTCGACATCTCACTGATCACGAATTTGAACTCGTCGGTCAGCGGCACTTACAACGTCGTCGGCATCGCTGCCGAAACCCCGCTAGTTTGCGTGACTTTGCTGGCTGCAATGAGCAACGCCTGGTATGGAGTAATGTTCGCGGCTTCGGTTCAGCCGCAGGACTCGGATTACGTCGCCGTCGCTGGATTGATTCAAGGCTTGACGGTTTCTCGCATATTCGGCGTATGCACGCAAGAAGGTGCGGCATTGAATCCGTCTTTGAATACCGATATTGCCAGTCAGCTTCAAGCTCTGGGATATCTGCGCACCTTCGCTCAATACTCAAGCTCGACGCCTTACGCTCAAGCGGCTATCTTCGGTGATGCGTTCACCGTCAATTTCAACGGATCCAGTACGCTGTACACGTTGAAGTTCAAGCAAGAAGCCGGTGTTGCGGCTGAAACGCTGACTGAGACGCAGGCAGCGGCATTGACGGCCAAGAATTGCAATGTGTTTGTGAACTACAACAACAACACGGCAATCTTACAACAAGGCACCATGGCGAACGGTACGTTCTTCGACATCGTACATGGCACCGATTGGCTACAGAATGCCATTCAAACGGCAATCTACAATGCCTTGTATACGGTCGGAACGAAAATTCCCCAAACCGACGCTGGCGTTACTACGCTAGTCAATGTTGTCACCGGCCAGTTAGAGCAATCGGTGACCAATGGACTCGTCGCTCCCGGCGTATGGCAAGGTCCGCCGATCGGAGCTGTAGTCACTGGTCAGACACTGAGCAAGGGATATTACATCTACGCTCCTCCCGTGGCGACTCAAAGCCAAGCGGCTCGGGCAGCTCGTCAAGCGCCGGTCATGCAGGCACTGATCAAATTGGCCGGAGCTATACACTCTGCTTCCCTTGTTCTGTCCGTAAATTCATAGGAGCCCTTCGATGGCTAATACTTATAGTTTCAAAGATGTTTCGTCATCGCTGGCGGGCCCCACTGGCGCAGCCAATCTGGGTTACGGCGGAGCCATTGCCGATGAGGGCATTACGATCGATATGGCTGGTGACAAAAACACCATGACGATCGGAGCCGACGGTACTCCAATGCATTCGTTGCACGCCGATAAGTCCGGAGTGATCACGATTCATTGTTTGAAAACGTCACCGACGAATGCGATTCTTCAAACGATGTACGATGCGCAGCAAATCAGCTCTTCGCTGTGGGGTCAAAATGTGATCATCGTTCGAGAAACGCAATCAGGCGACATCACCACCGCTACAAAATGTGCTTTCAAGAAGAAGCCAAATTTGGCATACGGCAAAACGGCCAACATGATTGACTGGGCATTCGATTGCGGTCATATCGATACGGTACTTGGAGTTTACTAATGGTAGAGTTCGAAATTGATGGAAAGTCTTTCCGATTCGAAAAGCTGACCGCCTTACAACAGTTTCATGTGTCGCGCAAAATCGCACCACTAATTCCTCCGCTCATTCCGGTATTCCTGGAAGTCAAGAAAAATCAAGACAAAAAGGATAATAAAACCGACCTCACCGATGAACTTGATATTCTTGGTCCGATGCTCCAGCCGTTTGCCGATGGCCTGGCCGCGATGAGCGATGAAGCGTCTGAATATGTCTTCAGCACATGTCTGTCAGTGATTCGATATAAGTACGGAGACAATTGGATCCAGTACTGGACGACTCAAGGCAAATCGTCGATGGTGGCTGACCTGAACGACATCTCACTGATGATTCGTTTAGTAATGCGAGTCATCGCGGACAACTTGTCGACTTTTATAGCCGGGTTTCTTACAAGCGCCAAGGAACCCGAGACCTCGGCGTAACGTTCTTTGAGCTTCCCGGCGGTGAAGATTGGTTGTTAAAGCCAGTTCATGCTGGATTATTGAAAGCCGAGTCGCTCATAGACGGTACCGTGGACTTAGCATTTATTGCTTTGCTGAATGATTCGATCGATGTACGTGCCGACAATGACGAGCTTCTGAGGCCGAAGGGACCCTAATCATGGCTGAGAGTACGGTCATTCGAGAATTTCTGGTGGCGTTGGGCTTCAAGCTCGACGAATCAGCGATGAAGAAGTTCACGGGCGGAGTCACGTCGGCCACTAAAGCCGTGTTTAAGCTGGGCACGGTCATTGAAGCAACCGCATTGGCCGTGGCCGTTGGCGTCGCTAAATTCGCATCGAACCTCGAAGCGCTGTATTTCGCCGCTCAGCGTACGAACAGTTCAGCGTCAGGATTGAAAGCGTTCGATTTGGCTGCTCGAAATTTCGGTGCATCGATCGATGAAGCGCAAGGATCAGTTGAAGCTCTCTCATCATTTCTGCGCAATAATCCGGGCGGCGAGAATTTCCTAGAAGGTTGGTTGCACGGCGTAGGTGAATCGGCTCGTGATGCCAATGGTCATTTGAAATCCGGCGTCGATTTGATGGGCTCGCTAGGTAAGCTGTTTCAGTCACAGCGCGCCAACGGTCAAACGTATCTGGCCTCTCAAATCGCTGGGCAGCTCGGTATCTCTGAACGAACGATGCTCGCGATCAGCACTCCGGGATATCAAGAAGAACTTTCTCGTCAACAGAAGCAAGTCCACGGTTGGGATTCGGTTACGAAGGCCGCGCATCGCTTCATGATACAGCTCGAGGACCTGAAGATGCAGGTCTTAGGCTTGTTGTTGAGTCTTCAAGGTCCTTTGCAATCACAGCTGGGTCTAAGTCTCGGCTCAATTTCGAAATTTTTGAGTGCCAATGGCCCAGCCATTACGAAGGACATCGTTTCGGCCCTCAAGTACTTGTTTCAAGAGTTCAATCATTTGCTCGATTGGCTCAATGCCAATGGGCCACTGATTCGTCAACGTATTCATGAAACGTTCGGAGAAGTGCAAACGGTCTACGGCATTGTTCGTCCGGCTATGGATTGGCTGTTAGATGAATTCATAAAACTTGACAAAGCGACCGACGGCTGGAGTACGAAAATATTAGCGGCTGCGGCAGCTCTGAAGTTGATGGGAGCTACTGGAATCGTCACTGGCATCACCGGTCTGGGCGTGGCTTTAGCTAAGGCTTTCGGTAAGTCATTGTCCGTTGCAGCTACTGCATCCGAAGGTGAAGGTGTTTGGGCCGCTGCCGGATTGGCGTGGGGTCTTTCTGCCGCGACGGCTATCGGTGTTGGACTAGGAGCATTGTTTGATCACTACTTTCCGAACAACTGGCTGGCTCAAGGCGGTTCATGGCTTGGCGGAAAGGCCGCTGATGTTGGTGATCTCATAAACAATCGAATTGATGACATGAATCTTCAGAAACTGTATTCTCGTTTACACAATACGAATGCGGTTCCGGCCTTTCTGAGTCACGATGCGCTGGATGCTGATCGGGCCAAGGGCAAGACGTTTCAGCAAGAAACGAAGATCATCATTCAAGGTGCGCTGCATTCAGATCCTGCAACGATCGCTCGCGCTGTGGCGCTTGAGCAATCGCGTGTGAATGCTGAAATCATCCGTGAATTCTCACCGGACAGCCGATGAGCGCCGTACTCACGGAATTGGGTGGAGCAGCATTCGCCGCCTACAGCAACGTGCTGACGCTTGTTCCTCAAGGACAGTTCGTTCCAGCCACCGGCTCACCGATCACGATCGATGCCACGATTGAAGAGCAAGCCACTGATACACTCGAAGTCACTGATCTACCGGTCGAAGCGGGCGCAAACATTGGCGATCACTCCTTTGTAAAGCCCGCCAACCTGATCATGCGCTGTGGCTGGTCGAATGCGAACAGCTCAAGCCTGATCAACACAGTATCGTCGTTGTTCTCCAGCGGTAGTTCACAGATCGGTTCTGATTCGAGCCCGACGATTTCTGGCGGAAGTATGTCGGTGTCCGATTATGTATCCGGCGTCTATTCACAGCTTCTGGCTTTGCAGCAATCACTGCTGCCGTTCACGGTGATTACGTCGATTCGTCAATACACCAACATGATGTTGCTTTCGATCTCACTGACTCGTGATCAAAAGACATCTCAAGCGTTGATGGTCACGGCGACGATGAAACAGATCATCATCGTCAACACGCAATCGGCGGTTTTGCCACCGACGGCGAATCAAGCGACGCCAGCTAACACGGCTGAAACAACGAATTTGGGTCCCCAGAATTTGCAATCGGGTGCTACCCCAGCTCCTGGCGGCTCAGCACCGCCGAATGGTTGGCCGCCGGGTAGCGATGAAGCGGCCGGTATATTTACGCCCGATGAGATCTTGAACTGATGGCTAGCTTTTACAAGGTCCCGCTTCAAGCCGCACCTCAGAAATTCACGATCGTTTTAAGTGGCGTGACCTATACGTTGACGATGCAATATCGAAATACGTTGATGGGCGGCTGGATTTTGGATATCGGAGATGCCAATAACAATCCGATACTTCAAGGCATACCGCTGGTGACTGGCGTCAATCTGCTGGATCAATATGCATATCTCGGATTTGTTGGGGCGTTGTGGGTTCAAACAACGACCGACCCCGATGAAGTGCCAACGTACGAAAATCTTGGAACTGACGGAAACGTATACTACGTGACGAATCCATGAAACAATATCTTCGCAAACTCACTTTGATCGTTGCCGATGCCACCGGAAATGGTTTCGACTTCGGCGATTTTCGAGTTGTGTTTTCGGTGAAACGCGGTGATTTTCAAACTCCCAATTCGCTCGACGCTCGCGTGTTCAACCTGTCGGATAAAACAGCCAAGCTGATCTCTGGAACTGAATTCACACAAGTAATGTTGTCGGCTGGCTATCAATTTCCCGGTGAAACAGGGAACGTCGGTGTCTTGTTTCGCGGCACGATCAAGCAATTTCGTCAGGGCCGAATCAATCAAAAAGACTCTTATGTTGACATCACGGCGGCTGACGGCGATGAGGCATACAACTTCGCACCCATTTTCGTATCGATTCCAGGTGGAAATAACCAGGGTCAGATCGCTCAGCAGATTCAATCTGCATTAGCCGCTCAAGGCATCAATCAAAAAATCACCATGGGCTACATGCCCAATTTGCCTCCGAACAATCTGGTTCGAGGCAAAGTGCTATACGGCATGGCTCGAGATGAAGCACGCGATTTTGCTTGGGCGAATAGCTGTAAGTGGAGTATTCAAGATGGCGCTTTCACCCTTATACCCTACACCTCGTACATTGCGGGCGGAGCGGTTCCGCTCATTTCAGTGGCGACTGGCCTGTTGGGTGTCCCTGAGCAAACTCAGGCTGGCATTAATATCAAGACATTACTTAACCCGAATATTAAAATTGGGCAATTGATCCAGCTCGATTCTCAAATTAATCAGTTTCGCCTCGGCCTTGATCTACCGTCACAAGCTACGAATCCTCTCTTGGCTACATCGACTGTCACGAATCAGCAAGGCCTGTATTACGTGATGGTAGCGAACCACGTCGGTGATACTCGCGGTCAAGACTGGTATTCAGATCTGGTGTGTTTGGCGATCGATGCCACGGTGCCCTCGGCTGACGCGATCAATGCCTTGTTCAAAATCGGGCCCGTGCCCATCGCTCGATACGGCGGAACTTAAGATGGATCAACGAGAACGATACCCAGACCCAGCCGAATCAATGCGGCTGGCAATGCAGTATTGGCAGTCACGGCAATGGGGGGCTTTACCGGCGATCGTCAAAGCATTTCCGTCAGTGTCGGGATTAGGTCCGATGATTGCCGACGTACAGCCTACTGTCAACGGTCAAGCATTGACGCAGATGGGCACGTTCTCGAGCTTACAAATGCCCGTGCTACTCGATTGTCCCGTGCTATGGATGGGAGGCGGCGGTGCTACACTGACCTTTCCAATTGCGAAGGACGACGAATGTCTCGTCATTTTTGCTTCTCGATGCATCGATGCTTGGTGGCAACAAGGCGCAGCATCCGGTCCTAACCCAGGTCGTGATCCCCCGGACTTACGAATGCACAGCTTGTCTGACGGCTTCGTGCTGGTCGGAGTTAAGTCATTACCCGAGTCGTTCGCTGTTGATCTGTCGAATGTATCTTTGATGAGTGATGACGGTAATTGCTCAATCAAAATGAATCCGACGGCTCATTCGATCGCAATGATAGCCCCCGGCGGAATCACAATGAATAAAGTGACGATTGATTCCAATGGCAATGTCGTCTCACCAGCCATCATCACCGGAGCCGACGTAAAGAACAGCGTCGGTACGAGCTTGACGACTCACACCACATCCGGAGTGACGACAGGCACGGGTACTTCGGGCAAGCCGGTTGTGGGAAGCTGATATGCAATATCGTCCCCTAGATTCGAACGGCGATTACACCGTCGGTGTGCCGTTTCTTATCAACTCACCGGCTTGTGTCGGCCAAGCGATCAGCACGCGACTCAAGTTGTGGATGGGCGAATGGTTCTTGGATCAAACTGAAGGTACGCCGTGGAGTCAATCGATTCTGGGTCGCAGCTCGAATCCCGATGCTTATATCAAGCAACGAATCTTGGGAACGATCGCTGTGACCGCCATCTTGACTTATACCAGCACGTACACGGGCAGTAATCGAGCCTTCAACGTATCAGGCACCGTATCAACGCTGTACGGCAATGCTTCCTTCTCCGCCACATTGAATCCGGTGACTTAATGGCTTCATCTACCGCTCCGATCATTTCGGCTACGGGCATCAGTGCACCGACATACGCTCAAATCCTGGCGTATTTGACCGCGCAATATCAAGCCATCTTCGGCGCTGACGTATACATAGATCCAGACAGCCAGGATGGTCAATTGTTGGCCGTATTTGCTCAAGCGATCAGCGACGCCAATTCAGCGGCTATTGCTGTATACAACTCATTCAGTCCATCGACAGCGCAAGGCGCTGGCCTGTCAAATAACGTGCAGATCAACGGTTTGTCACGACTCGTGCCGTCGTTCTCTACGGCTCCCGTCATGATTCAAGGGATACCGACCAGTACGATCACCGGCGGTCAAGCCACAGATGAGAATAATAACGTTTGGCTACTCCCGACACCGATTACGATTCCAGCTTCAGGAACATTGTTGACTACGGTCACGGCTCAATCCCAAGGTGCGATTGCCGCTCCGGCCGGAACGATCAATGAAATCAATACTCCGACATATGGCTGGACTAACATCATCAGCACAGCAGATGCCAGTGTCGGCTCGCCTGTAGAAACTGATGCCGCTTTGCGCATACGCCAGTCCAATTCGGTAGCATTGCCATCGCTGACGATCTTCGAAGGCATCGTCGCAGCTATCGAGCAAGTGTCCGGCGTGACTCGTGTCAAAGGATATGAGAATAACACGTCAGTCAACATGACCCTCATTGGTGGAACGTTGCCGCCGAACAACCTGGATTTCATTGTCGAAAATGGCTTGGCATTGTCGATCGCTCAGGCAATTTTCGCCAAGATCACGCCAGGAATACCAACCTGGAATGCCGGTGGCGTCAATAATATTGCATCGACGCTCACTGATGCCGCTGGCTCGACTCGCTTGATCAATTTTCAAACTCCCACTAATGCTTCGATCAGTGCCGCGATCACGATCAATCCACTGAATGGCTGGTCACCAACTACTGAGGCTTTGATTCAAACGGCTTTGGCTGCTTATTTGAATGGATTGCCGATCGGGGCCAACATCAGTTATTTCGCATTGATTCCGTTGGCTTTGCTGGTCGGAACTCCTCAATACGGAACATTTGAAATCACGGCGATGACTATCAAGCTGAACTCAGGAGCCGCCGTCACGGCTGATATTCAATTGAATTACAACCAAGCTCCTATCAGCAATGCGACGCTTATCACCTTCACGGTGCTGTAATGGGATTACCAACTGGTGACCTTTCAAGCTCGGCTCCGTACGCTGGATTGATTACTAGCGAGCATAATCAAAAGCCGAATTTCATGTCAGTAGTTTCTGTGCTGACGGCTGGTATTGCTGATACAACCAATCTGATTCAAAGTCTGCCAAACGCATTCAACTTGAATGGTGATGCCGTAGGCGCACAGCTCGACATTCTCGGGCTATGGATCGGTCAGTCACGTATCATCGATAACATTTTGGTCGCGGGTTATTTCGGATTTTCTGAAGCATCGTCCGGCTTACCTGACGGGTTGCAATTACCATTTGGCGAATTGACGAATATCTCAATCGGCGGTCTTTTCTATGATCTAGGTGACGCATCGTCATCGACTTCGGTGCTGAGTGATCCGGGCTATTTGACCGTTTTGCGCGCTCGCATCTGCCGCAATCAATCGAATGGTACGTTATCAGCATTAGAAAACGCTCTTGAATTCATTTTCGGCGTCGGCTGCTCCGTAGCCGATCCGGGAACTTTGAAACTATCGATCAACGTTTCCGAACCCATTACTCCTCTTGATCAGGCTTTGCTCAGCTCACTGGACATTTTGCCTCGTCCGGCTGGCGTGCAGATTGTTAGCATCACGTATACTGCTTAAGGATGATACATGACGATTATCTACACCAAACCGACAGTACGTAATGCTTGGGCTGACACGGCGGTTCCGACCACGGATATCGTTGATCCAGGAAATGCATTCGTCACGGCGGGCTGGTTGCAAAGCGCGATAGCTCCAGCTCGGCAGTATTTCAATTGGCTTTTGAATTGGGCTTCGGCTGGAATTCGATATTTCATGCAGCGAGGCATTGTTGATTGGGACACGGCTGAGCTATATCAGTCGGGTGCCGTCGTTCAACAGGGTGGATTTGTTTATCAGTCGTTGGTGAATAACAACACTGGACAAAATCCGGCCACTACTCCTGCTTCTTGGGGACCTCTCGAAGGCTATGCGACGCTGGTCAATTTGAACAGCTATGTCCTGACTACTACACTGGCTACTGATTTGGCGCTATATGCGCCTAAAGCGTCGCCGACATTGACGGGTGTACCGTTGACTTCGACCGCGGCCACGAACAGCGCCACTGGTCAGATTTCTAACGGTGCGTATACTGTCGCCACAGCCACTTCGATCGCCATCACTGAAGCGGCTGCCGCCGTAGTTGGCTTAGCGCCCCTCGCATCGCCGCCGCTCACGGGCGTTCCGACAGCACCGACCGCCGCTGCCACTGTGAATAATACGCAGATTGCCAGCACTGCCTATGTGACTCGAGCGGTGAATGCTCAACTTGTCAAAGCCGGCATTGCTCGAGGTCTGGCGGCTTCTCCAGGCAATTTCGTTCCTTTTCCGACGGCTTTTCCGACAGCTTGCTCTGCCGTCGTGGCAACAGCTTACGGAGCGAATGCCACCGTATTGGTGTTGAGCTTTACCAAAACTGGATTTTATTTGATCAATGGAGTGAACGGTGATTGCACCTGGATAGCAGTCGGAAGTTAATCAACGTTTGATAGGAGAAAAAATTGAGTGATCCTGTTCCTCAGACTTGGCTCATTCCCGGATTCCTCGGATTACTCACCAGCATCTTCGTCTATTTTCGTCGCAAAATCGATCGAACAGATGAAAGGCTTCAATTGATCGAGAGGACTGCGGTGACACATGCCGAATTGGCCGAGATAATGAAATTGTCCGAAGCCCGAGCCGCTTTAGCAGATCAGCGGATCGAGCTTCGGCATAAAGAAAACTCGGATAATTTTCGTGAAATGCGACTTCAATTGGAAAGTGTCAACAGTAAGTTGTTCGAATTGGCGACCCAGAAATGAGTGACTCCTGGAAGTCCGCCGGACAAGGCCCGATTTATGTGCCGCTGCTGAATGCTGCGGAGATCAAATACTCAATTCCTACTGATTTGTTGGCCCGCATTGCATTTCAAGAGTCGAGCTTCAGACCTGGAGTGATCAATGGAGCTATTCGATCATCGGCTAATTGTGTCGGCTTGATGCAATTGAATCCAGTGTATTACCCGAATGCTGGAAAAGATCCAGTAGTCGATATCGATGACGCTGCCGATTTGCTGATGAATCTATACACTCGATTTCGAGATTGGCAAGTCGCAGTGGCCGCGTACAACTGGGGTGGCGGTAACGTGCATCACGAATACGCGATCGATGCTGACAAGTATGTTCTGGCCGATATGCCGGATCAGACTCAAAATTACGTCAAGAACGTTTTCACTGACGTTCCAATTTCTGGCGCTTTACTGTCTTAGGAGATTTCGATGGCTGATCCAAATAATGAATTTCCGAATACACTGCCTTTCCTGCATTCCCCGGTATTCATAGGCATCGTGGTATCTTTCGCCTCACACGCTTTAGCGATGTTCGGCAAGCACGTTGCTCCCGACATACTGAATAACTTCGTTCAAAATGGCCTCGAGTGTGTGTCGCTTGCCGCCGCTGGCTATGCAGCGTATAAACGCTGGCGTGCCCCGATTCAGCCGTTGACGATCAAGAAAGCTGATGAGGTGGCCGTTGACCCTTTATCGAAAACTCCGGAGATTCCAAAATGACTACTTCTGTAGGCCAGGCTATACTGGCAATGTTCGAAAGCGATATCGTGAGCAGTGCCGGTGCGCCGCTCGTTACGTTGATCACGGCGCTGCAAGCCAACAAGGGTAACTTGCTCGCGCAAGAAGCTGCATGGCTTCAGTTTGTGGCCGCCGCTCCAACGGCTGGAATCAGTCTCGAGATAGAAGTCGAGGGACAATTGCTTTCGGCTATCCTTACGAAGGTTCAAGCCGAGATTGCCGCTAAGGCGACAAAAGCAGTCGCTTAAATGGCCGCTGTACTCGGCGGAATGACCGTTCTCCAATTGGCTGAGCTTGCCGCAGCCATCAATGGTGGGGCATTGTCACTCATCAAGATCGTTGATGATCTCCGTTCGAAGGGAGCCAAGGACACGGATGTCCTCCCTATCGAACATCAGGATCAAGTGGCCGACACCTTTCGGGGCATCGTGACTCACATGGACACGCTCGATCCAGCTCAGTCGTTCATTCAGAACACTTTAGGAAAATAAATGGCTGAGATTGCCATCGATGCTTTACTCGGGCCAGGTTGGCTGTCACGAACCATCGCCTGGTACGGTAATGGCTATGGCGGTTATTCTCATGCGGCCGGTGTATTGGCCGATGGTCGTTATCTGGATGCTAGAAACGACGTGATCGCCGGTGTACCGGCGGGCGTGCAGATTCGCCGTGCCACCACTGAGAAATCGATCAAGCGAACTCGAGCCTCATTGACTGTCAGTCAAGCCGAGTATGATGACTGGGAAGCCAACCTTCGAGCCAAGATCACCGATGATTACGGAAGAACCGATATCATCGATTTCATCACCGGTCGAAACAAGCACGATGCGGGTCACTGGATTTGCTCGGCATTGCAGATCAACGCTCTTCAGCACATCAAGCGAGTGCCATTTCCGTTATACGTTCCAGCTCATCAAATCACTCCAAACGCTTTGCTATTGATCGTTCAAGCGATCGGCTTTAAAATCACCGAGATGACTGCCAATGTTTAAATTCAGACGAATCGTTTTACAGTCTCTCAAACTACTCATTGATCAAGGAAAAATTATCATGGCTCAAATCGATACTCTCAACACTGCCATCGCGCAGCTTCAATCCGATGTCAGCACGCTTACGACATCCGTCACTACTGAGAATACGAACATCGCGGGCGAAGTCGCCGCGCTGCAAGCACAGATTGCCGCGCTGCAATCGTCCAATCCGAGCGTCGATTTGACTGCCGTCATTGCGTCAGTGGGTGCGATCGATACTTCAGTGCAAGCGATCAATGCCGCTGTCGTCGCCGCAACGCCTGCCGTTGCTGCCTCAGCATCAGCCGCTACGGCAGCCGCCAAAGCCTAAATTCGCTGCTGGCACTGCCCGTTTGCCGAGGGCATGACAATATCGGCCGAGTTAGTCACTCAAAACGCCCCCAAATCGTCAATTTAAGCCGCCTTGGCTGGCCGATCGTCAAAAATTGATAGCCATGCACGGCTCAGCCGCCGATCGCCGCTTAAATCGCCCCAAAATCGGCCGTTGATTCACTGCACCATCGCGAGCCATTCGATTCAATCGGCCCGATGTCGAACGAACGTGTAGACTCTCGTGCGGCCACTAGAATCGGTCATTGAAATCGTGATCTCCGATCGTTCATAGGTTCCGGCTATATTCCAGCTATATTCCAGCTATATGAACTGTAATCCCATCCACCAACTGGCGGTAGAAAGATCGTACGCTTCGGCACTATCAATTCCGGCACGATCAACGCCGCTCCCGCCGCTCCAATCAATCCAAACAATTCTCGCCGATTCACAGCGTCGTCTCAAAGAATCCCGCCGCTACCGGAACGATCGGTCGTATCAGCTCGAGAATTGCTTGAGCGTACACACGAATCTCGTACTGCGCATGTTCATGCAGTCGCAGTTTCAAAAAGTGCATCAAATTGTGTAAGTCGACAGTGGCAAACATACGGCTGTACGTCGCCAGCGGCAACACAGTGCGAGCGAGCTCTCTCGGGCACCCCCGCTCAAGCATGGCCTCGTATATCTGAAAAGATGATTTGCACTGCTGCTCGATAAGCCACGCCATGTTCTGGGCTCGGGGATGTTGCTCACTTGTACGAATCTGCTTGTTCGATTCGGATTGAGTCGTGATTTGCTCAAGTGCCGGGATATAAAATTCTTCTTTCAGTGGGGCATAGCGTGCCGACAGTTCAGAGTAGCTCCATGTTCGATGCCGATGCCACTGACGAAAAACGAAGATCGGAGCTTTTACTTCGAACGTAAATACCACATGCTCAAACGGCGACGTATGCAAGTGTTGCATCATGTAGCCGATCAGCTTTGAATCCTTACCTTCTTCGGCTCCGCTACGCCAGTCGGCGTCATAGCTGACCCTCGCCGCACGCACGATCGACAAGTCAGAACCCTTGTGATCGACCAGCCGCACAAATCCTTTATCCAATACATTGATCATTCGATGACCTCCAAACATTTTACGGGAATGAAGAATGTTCCGTTTCTATCGAATTTTACTTGAGCTAAAACTCCATCGCGTTCATCAACCGTTGGAGATAGCTGATTGCATGTTCCAAGCTCTCCTACCTTCAACGACCACTCAGGTTTCCATGTAATCTTCGTTAATCGTACGCGAGTTCCGGGCTTGAGCTGAGGGGCTATCGACATGTGAAAGAAGTCTTCGGCCATTTTGCGAGACTTTTTGATGGTTTCGATTTCACGATTCAGATACCAGGCGGCTTTTTCTAAATCATGAAGCTCGGCATTGACATCCTTCTTACCAGCTCGGCTGATGTACTTAACCGTATTGCCGAGACAAAATCCTAGTTTCCAAGCCTCGATGACTTTGATTGCCTCATACGTCGTGTCGCCGCCATAGTATTGCGGATGATTTATGTCACTCACTGATAAAATCCTTCTGCCACTGAATAGCCGCTGTATGTACGCCCGCCGCGATCATAAGTCCTGCAATAGCCGCCACGCCGCACGAGAAGCCGTCGTGATGCGATAGTGTATAGCCGATCCAGCCAGCAATGACGCTCCAGCTCAGCGTGAACAAAATCGCAATCAACGATTGAAACGGCTGACGCCAAATGCCGATCATCAAAACTAGAAATGCAACTAAGCCCCAGCCTAACGACTGAAACGTCACACCTACGAAAATCGAAACAGCCAAAACCTCAAGTGCCAAGAAATTGAACATCTGCGTATTGAACAACGCACGCTCAACTTGAACTGTGTTGCTTCTGAATCCCATCATATTCTCCTTATGCCCCTGCCCGCTCACTCCGGGAATATCCCGTCGTTCCAGCTACCAGGGCTGGCTTCGCATCAGAGTGAGCGGGCCGGAACTCTACGCCGCTTCTTGCTCGTATTCTTGGATGTAATCGATGATCGCTTCGCTCCAGCCGTCGATCGACACCCAAGGACCGTATGCGATGCCGTTCTTTGCACCGGCGACATTGATCACGTAGCCAGCGCCTTGCGGATGTGGCGGACGATCGGCGCTCTGCTCATCGGTCACGACGATGATTCGCGTGCACTCAGGAAATACTGAGTAGACGTGCTTCACCGCCGCTCCCAGCAACGTGTGATGAGGCTGACGAACAGCATTCAATGCGGCATTAATTGCGAAGCCTCGACGCGGTGCAATTTCATCGCAGACCGTCGAGAACGTGAATACTCGACATCGAGAGCTGATTTCGCGCAGCATCATTGCCAAAGCCGCAGCCGCATCGAATCGAGTGATTTCACTCTTAGCTGACACTGGACTGTTCATTGACATCGAGTGATCGACCAACAGTGCCGTACGACCTTCGAGTCTCGGCTGTTCACCGAGACAGCGAAACATCGCACTTTCGAGAAACGGCTCGAATTGCGGGCCATACTTCGCAGCCGACAGAAATCGAAACGGCAAGATGCGATCGGTCTTCATCGTCTCGATGCCGCGCTTGATCAAGTCAGTCGATACGCCAGCTTGAGTCATGTTGCGTAAATTGCGCAAGAGAGCCATGCCGCCCAACTTGTTTTCAGTCAACAGTCGAGTGAACGTTTCTTTCTTATCAGCGCCCGCCGACAATTGAGTTTCCCAAGTGTCTGGGATCACCATCGTTTGATTCGCGATACGATCAAACAGCGACGGCGCATGACGCAATACTTGACCCCGCTTGTAACCTGGTTTATCGATAGCATCGATCTTCCAAGCTGGCGGGGCTTCACCGTTCGTGTTGAATTTCGGTCGAGCATGAACCAGGAACAGCACGTCACGTACTGATATGCCCTCACCGTCGTGCTTCGCCAAGCTGTACTCGTTGAATTTCTTGATGGCTCGCGCCAACCCAATCTTCAACTGAGTCGCGAGGGGTGCGTTCGGCTGATCCTTCCAGTACAGGGACAGCAGCTCGCCCAACTCATCCGGCCGCTGAATGATCCGATGAATCAAATCACCCATCTTGCGCCCTTGAGGACGACGCAGCAGCTCACGCACGATGAACAACGGCACATGTCGCAGCTTGAACTTTTCGCGTGCGTCGATCGCACATTGAGCGGCGTCTTCGAACGATACTTGAGCGACTAGCGAGGCAATACGCTTTGAGCTGTCTTCGCCGCTTTCGTAAAATTGCTTTTCGAACAACATGCACGACATCACGGCACGACGTAATTCTTTCGTTGCACTGACGCTCGGCGATGGCGCACCTTCGTGAGTACGAAGTTTGCTTTGAGTCTTCACATTCGTCTTCATCATATCCTCCTTTATAAAACGGAGGCTTGACGGGGGAATAATCGATGACGGTGACAACGCTGCTCTACCAGGCTGAGCTACGTCTCGATTTTGGCTGAGACGGTTGGATTTGAACCAACGACCAACGCCTTAAAAGGGAAGTAACCGTTATCTACACCACCCACAAAATCAAGCCGGAACAATCGATGACAGAATAGCAGATTCGAACTGCCAGCTCGACTATTGCTAGTCAAGTTTCATCCGGCGAAGTAGCTGTCACCTTTCACCAAGCACATCAACCACACACACAAAATCTAGTCGGAACCATCAACAGCGGCGTATGCCTTTCGGCGGTTCGCGGGATCGGAATCGAACCGACGTCTGTCAACGAATTGACATGTTCTACCATTGAACTACACCTGAAGTATCCGCTATTTGCACCAGACACAGAAACTTTCCTGGAACAATCGACGACGGTATAGTTTCATCTAAAGAAGTAACCGACGCCATACACCAAGGACAAAATCGAGCCGGAACAATTGACAAGAGTTTTGGCTTTCGCCATTCATGATAGCTGAAGTAACTCTCATCTATTACCAGGCACATGTATATTAAACATCGAACTCGAACAGAAGTCGATATTTTATTTAGCCGCCACTTTGCTATTCGGCCAGCCGCGCACATCCTTGCGTGTCGGCCCGTAGCTGTACAAATCGGCTGTCCGATCTGGTGCGAACTGATCACAATGCGTTAGTACGAACTTGTAGTCATCATCGCCATGATCGGCGGTGCATCGGGAACGCACGTCACTATCAAGCGCAGCGAAGCGCAGCCGACCCTGATATGGGTGTACGCGATTCGTGTCATCTTCATAGTCCATCGTGTCGTCTTCGTCCGGCAATGGTCCTGCGCCGTGACGAGTCAAATACGTGCGAGACACATAATACGTTTCGATCTCTGTGATTCCAGCTTGAGCGCACAGCAGCCGAACGTTCTTCATTCCAGTGTTCGAGTGCGTCACATGTGGCCAAAATTCTTTACGATCCTGATCAAGTAATAGTCCTTGAGCGCCCTCAAACACCGGATCAGTGCATTGACCAATGCCAGCCGGACTGACGGCTTCGGCCATGATCCAGCACGCTTTCAGAAAATTCTGAGCCATGACGGGCTCATCGATTTTTGAGCCTGACCGAAACGACGCATACTTATCACAAATTTGGGATAACTTCGATTCGATCGAATTCGACCGATTCCACAAATCACTCATCGTGATTTTCAACTCGCTGACGGCTGAGCGCTGAATCGTTTCGTGAACGCCTACGCCGCAAGAGCCGTGCCGCTTATCGCCGCGCTTATTTTCTTTGCGCTGATTGATCATCATGTCCGCGAACGTCGTGACTAAGCAATCCGGATGAGCGAAGATCGACGGTTCGATCCTCATTTTGTTCAATGTCACCAGCTCACGTATCAACAAAATCGGATTGCAGATGAAAAATTGGGACAGAAATGTCGGCACATTCAAAAAAGTACCAGAGCCGACATGACCGAACACATGTCGATGACCGTCAGGTTCGACGACCGTGTGCCCTGCCTGCGCGCCGCCATTGAAGCGCACGACCACACCAGCGCCTTGCGCGCATAAGTAGTCTGTGATTAGACCTTTGCCTTCGTCTCCGAAGTTCGCTCCAATGACGGCGCGTGCTTTCATCGTGATACCCTTTCTCTTCGATTTTCTTCGTCATACTCGAGCTGACGCTCAGTATTACCTTTGATTGCTTTGGCAATACGAGCCTCGACATCTGGCACTTTGCAATCTCGAAGTAATTGACTCATCTCTTCCACACTGTGATCGTACCAGTTGATCGATACATAGCGCTTACCATCATGCAAACGCACATGAAACTTACAAGAGCGGCCACGGACGTAATCGAGATCGATACAACCGCCGCGAAATTTGTCAGCTTGTTCTATGATCGCATTCAGCGTGGCTTGATCAAGCTCGCCTTCAGTGAAATGCAAAAAGCCCATTCCTTGAGGACGACTCATAGCATATGCCGCTTTCGCCAGTTCACGCTGATCAACTTCTGTCACTTCAACAAGTCCACGTAAATCCATCGTCTTCTCCTTAAAGTTCCGGTAGCAGGATTCGAACCTACGATGCGGAGACCAAAGCCCCGTGCCTTACCAGCTTGGCTATACCGGAATTGTTCTGTTATGGCGCTCCCAGCATCTTCGGCGCGTGACCCTTCGGCAAGTGTTTGACGGCTTCAAGCACGACGCCAGCACCGGCACCCCAGCCAGCCGTTGACGTGTGAGCGTCAGTGCCTTCGGCTATCTCGATCGTCGATACGATCGTTTCGGCCAGCTTCGTGTAATCATCTAGCACGATCACATGTTGCTTGAGCAGGGGTTTCCACGTATTGAGGACACCGTCCATATTGTGACCGGCATAACCTTGTTTAATGACGATGTGGTACACGTCGTACTTGCGCTGTGCGGCCTCCAAACATTCGGCTGTCGTGAAATCACGTTCGGCACCATCATCGAGGAATCGAACAATCTGATCTTTTCGAAGTCCTGGACCGATCGGCTCATCCCCCACTGTGAACAGATATCCCCGCTTGCCGCGCTTGATGAGCGAGTCATGTTCAGTGTGAAAGGCCGCGAAGTACCACGGCAATTCATAGCTCTCCCAACCATTGCCGCCGCCACCACCTTCGATATACGTTTCCGTCAACTGTTCGACGATGCGATTGTCCGCCTCAAATTGGCTTACTTGCAATGGCGACTGATCGTAGCTTACGTCTCCGATCGCGCCGAACATCAGATGAGGATTCGTCACTGGCTTGCGATCAAGAATCGATTCGAACAGCACGCCAAGCCCACTGCGAGCAATCAACGCCGCTAGAGAACCCATGCTGCCCGTCACATCAGTGAAGATTGCAATCGGCGTCGCTTTCGGATTGTCGTCGCTGTCTCGTGACTCTCGAATCTTGACGCCCTTCGGATTCAATGCGGCCTTTATATGCTTCGATGTAAGAACCTCGGCATCGGTCTTGCCAACCGTCGTACTCGCGTACGAACGATACTTTCCCGGATCAAATGTACCACCACCCATATTAAACTCCTTACCAGTGTTTACGAATAAAATGAATCAAAATCCACAGGGCTAAGCTCGGCAATCCAATAATGATTGCCATACCTAACACACCCCAGATTCTTTCTCGTGATCGATGACTTAGCATTTTATCTCCCAAAAATCCAAAGCTAAACGAGTGATCTTGTTGACTTCATCCGGCGTTGCGGCTCGAGGCTCGGCTGTCCCCCACGAGCTGCCGAGCGGCCAGAACACGCGAGCTTGATCTGTGTTTGTCGGCGTCTTATGCATGATCGTCACTGTGCCATTGATCGGCACGGTCTCATGAATTTCATTCGGCTTTTGAGAATAGCTGTCGCCGATTTTGTAAATTTCAGACGGCATTCGGTGAAGCGTGATTTCCTTAGGCTCATGCAAAATTTGAGTTCCGTATCCGGCTTTAATCGTTTGATACAGGTATCGTCGACCTTTCGTCAATGATGACGTTTCGACATATCGATAATTCGTGAGCTGACCGCACAAAATCGTCGAATGCAATGCCCATTGTGCATGATCATGTATCGGGCTGGCACCGGAATAAGCGAAGCGACGATCCCATACGTGTAGCCGCGTGTTGCCCATATGCAGCCGTAGTAAACCGAGTCCCTGAAGCGACCACTCGAATCTATCAGCATTTTCGAGAATCGTTTTTGCCATCGATCGAGTCGACTCGAAAATACTCATCAATTTCTCCAGAATAAAACGCACAGTACGGCAGCGATGCAAATGTACTTTACAATCGGCGCAATGCCCGCCCAATCAATGTGGCACATTCTCTAACTCCTTGATTCGATCGAGTGCCAGCGACAGCCGTCCTCGAAACGTTCGATTCTCACATAGCAGTGCATCGTATTCCTCAATGCTATATGTCGCGACCTTCGGGCGTCGACCTCGCAACACAGCGAGCAATCCGACGAGCAAAGTAATCAGCTCGATCGAGCCGGACATATGTAGCTCAGGTGTGCTGAGTGGCGGATCTACCCAACTACCCGGCGTCGTGTTGCTCGACGTGATCGTAAAACAGCCGTCCGGTTGCTGTATCGAACATGATGACGAAACCTGAGTGTAGGTGTAAGTATCGCCGCTCGATGTGATCGACGCCAGCTCTGAGGCGAACGAATCACTTCCGGGCCCTGACCAACCGTACAGGTTGACGTTCCAGCCAACGACTTGACCTTGATTCGTTGAGAATGAAAAGCTGGCACTGCCGTAAGGCTCAGCCGCTTCAAAGTTCGAACTGAGCATGTCCGCAAAGCTGTAAGACAGTGGCGTCACGATTTGATTTAGCTCATTCGGATTTAACGCCGCCGCTAGAACGATGTCGCCACTGATTGCCGGAGTTACCGAGCCCGAGGGCATCACGGCTGTCGGATAACCACTGTAGTCATACATCACTTGAGCGTGTGCCGCTGTCGCGAGCAACGCCGCCATCAACCATTGAAATTTCATAAATATCTCCTGACCAATCGATCGAACACGCCAGCAATGAAGTATCCGACGATGCTGGTTAAAATGAGACTAATGAAATACATCGGATAATATTACGTTAGTTGCGCTGAGGATAAAATGCTCTTATTCCAGCCATTGATTGCGCTGGCGCTTATCTTCGCGCGGCCATGGTCCACTGTAGCGCGGCGCGATATAAGGCGTGTAGCGCCGATGACGGCACAGCCGTATCAATACTGCCAGCACGATCAACAGCGTCACAACCGAGCCGCCTTGCCACGATGTTAGCCAGCTCATTCTAATTCTCGCTTCGTTTGCTCAATCCAAGCATTCAGCTCGGCGCGAGCCAAAACCAATCGAGCTTCGTGCACTTCAACTTCGCTAGGATCGCCGCCACCTTTCCAAGAGTCGGCTTGCTGTGCGTCGGCGTATGACTGAATCAATCGCACCAGCACTTGCCATTTATCCTTTTTGACGGGCTTCGAAGGTTTTGGTTTGCTTTTATTCATACGATGCTCCCAATTACCCAACACATGAAGAAGATGAATACGATGAACGTAATTCCAGTTTGTTCGCGACGACTCATAGCCCCGCCTTCGCGAGTGCTGAACGCAGTTGTTCCATCACCGCTCGATCGATGATGTACTCGGCACACTTGCCGCCAGCTACTAACGCTCGAGGTCGAGCTTGATTGCTGACGGCTTGTAATGCCGCCACCATATCCGGCGCGGCGTCGTGTAGCTTAGCCTGAGCCATGCGCCGACGTTCGTATCCCTCGGGATCGAGCAAAAGCGCGCCTAACGAGAAATCATTCATGTGAGCTGCTCCTGAATTTTGCCGCCGACTTGGCGATTTAAGTTGATCGATTGGCCGTACTTGCGGCCAGCGTGTGCACCATCATGATTGCCGCTACGCTTGCCACCGTGACCCTTGCGAGTTTTCGGAAATTTCTGATCACGAATGACCACATTCTTCGATTGTTCGTTAGCGTACACACTAGCCAACACCATCGACATGCCGGGTTCGGCTTTGACTTTGTTGGCTTCTTTGATCATCTCCTCAACGCGATAGTAAATGACGTTCGCCGCGCCGACTGAGAACGATCGCAGCCAGGCGTTTGCGCCTTCGCCGTTGATCGGATTTTGTCGTCGGCCTTCACGACGCACGCCTTCAACGACCCACTGAGCTATCGCCGCCGCGACGCTGGCATTAGATTGCTTGCCGAAAAAGTAGTGCTTCGTGTCCGTCGCTACAGTGGCCGACGTGTACACGTATTCACAGAAGTACAAACGACCGATCGCCGCAGCCACTACGCGAGCCCACGGACGGCCATAAAACGGCGTCGATACAAAGCCGCGCTTTTCTTCGACATCGGCACCATGAAGCTCAGCTTCGGCCATTTCCAAGTTATACTTGGCAAGCAGCTTGTGCGCCATTCGCATAGCGTTGTCGCGCTCGCCGTCAGTCGCGCCAGCGTTACGCCCGAGCGTCAGCAGCTTTTTGACACGCTCGAGGACCCATTCTTTGCTTCGTTCTTGTTCCACGTTTGACTCCTTAGTTTTATTCAGCTTCCCAGTCAGCGAGCGCCCATGACCTCCCGTCAGCTTCGAGGTCAAGCCAATCCTGCGGGAAGGCAAATTCGATCACGCAACCCGTGTTATCAGATCGAAACCAAAACCCGTCATCGTCGCTGCCGATCGTCATTACGAATCGATCCCTCGGCGTGAGCACGACGATTTCCTCGTTTTCGGTGAACAGCACGCGACGAGCAGGAACGTCGGTCGCGGCTTCGAATTCGCGTTTGATGATTTGTGCGTAGATGTTCATTTGGGACTCCGTTTCATGATCCGTTGTTTTCGTCGATCGCTTCGTCCCAATCGGGCGGAAATGGAAAGCTCACGTATTCGTCATGACGTTCGTTCACGAAGTAAAAGCCGTTATCGTCGCTGCCGATTTCCATCGTGAAAATTCCATTGCCGGTTTTTACGATGATTTCTTCGTTGGCGGTGAATTCGACTTCATCAACGCGGGCACCAGGTCGAGCGGCTTCGAATTCGCGCTTGATGATTGTTTGCATTTGATCCATGTTCGGCTCCGTTTGATTATTCGACGTAGCTATAATCTCACAAACTAGAGGGAATCTCAACAATTATTTCAGACATTCTTTGAGCTTTTCGATTAATTCGAGTCCTCGCTCAGCCCGTGCCAGTTCCATCGCGGCCAGCGACATCCAGCGATCCCGATCCTTTGTCATAGCCGCTAGGTCGCGTTGTAATTTGCGAGCATAATCTTCGGTTGACTTGATCGGTTGGAACGGCAATTGCTGTTGTCGCGTCTTGCGTCTCGCTGTCATAATCCTTCTCCTCAACAAAATAATCATGAATCCAGCCGTGAACGACCCTGTCTCGACCGTAAAAGCCGATACGTTCTAACAGCGCTTCGGCTCTCGCCAGTCGTTTAGAAAGGTCGGTCACTGAGCTCTTCTTGAATGGGCTTCATTTCGTACTTCTTAGCGCATTCAGGACCGATGCCGCTGGCGATCGACTCAGGAACTGTCAGTTCACGGCCACAACGACAGCAGCGGCCTTCATGCCACACCTCAAGCGCAATCGGCAACTGGGCCTTCTGTAGCATATTCCAGAACCAACCGAACGCCTTGGCCGACAATGCGTCAGCCGTGATCGGCGAGCGCTTGCCATGAACGAAATTCTCGCCTTTGAAAATCGTTCCCAGGAACGTGTATTTCTCGGGCCCCGTCAGCACTTTTACGAAGTGTGGCCGATCGGCTTCAGGCTGTCGTATATGAAACGTGAATCGAGTACCAGTCGTCTTCGAGCGTAACGTCAGCTTGGCATTGCCGCCTAGCACAAAGCGCCGTATGACGCTGACGTCTGTCATCTGCGCGGCCGGAAGTTCGTGATCGTCGTTCATACAATGATCTCCTGACTAGCTTGTAACTTCTTCAAGCGTGATCGCAGTCGCAGTGCTTGATCCATTCGAGCTTGAGCCTGATCGGTTTCACCTCGCTTGGCGTGACCCGTGGCAAATCGGCAGCATTCTCCGATTTCGTTGATCAGCAACCTGATCTCTTTCTTGATAGTTTTATTGTTCATGTTGACTCCCGAAAAGGCGGCTGTCAGTCGCCGCCATGATTCGATTACACTGCGAGCTTTTCGGCGACGGCCCAGAGTTGGCGGTTCATGTCGATCGAGCGACCGATGTGAGTCAAGCCGCGAGTGCTGAACTGTCGGCCCGATGCCTTCGATTTGAACTCGATACCACCGCGCACGATGTTCTCTTGAATGCGATTGAACACGGTCCACACCGTGTTGGCTTCATCCTCGACGCGCCGAGCGGCCAGCAACAATTGAGGATCGAAGCTCAGCGGCTCATCGTACGCAATCTTGGCGGCTTTGATGGCGAAGCCAGCAACCTGCTTGGCGTCGAGCTTCTTCTTCATCATTTTCGCCATGACTGGCTCGATCTTGCCGACACGCGCGACGACGGCTAGTGCAGCTTCGATGATGACCTTCGGATCGCCGAGGTGAGTTTTGATGCACACATCATCGGCAATCGACGTGACGAGGCCATTTTCGCACAGCACGCGATACAAACCTCCCGCAAGCTGAAACTTCGATTGACCGTCGTGGCTATTCGTGAACACGAGTTGGGGAATCGCTTCGCCGCGGATCAGCTTGGCATTCTTGGGCCGCAACGTGATCATGTGCCGCGTGAAGCGAGGGTCACGACGACGTGCCGAGCGCTGCACAGCCGACACAACCTGGAAATTGTGCTCCTTCACGAGGACATCGATGATTTGAGCCGAAGAGATGAAGGCATAGCGAGTCGACATTTTCGAATGAGCGCGAGTGGCGAAGATTGAGGGAATGGACTTTTTGACATCGGCGAGATTGAAAGCTGGTTGAGACATGTTAGACTCCAAGTGTGTTGTGTGATTCGACAAGCACTACTCTACACGGTTAAAACCTAAAAAGAAATAGATTTTCTATTTATTTTAGTAAAAATTCAGGGAGCACCGTCATAGTGCGACGCAATGTCCAGAAATCGGCGATTTCGTGCAACTCATCACGGCTCAGTTCATTAAAGCCGTCGACCTGGTCGTCTCGAAGCCGCCATGCGGCCACATTAGGACCGATTAGCGCCACGATCGCAATGATTGTGCCTAGTGGCAGCCGTTCATGCAGCCACAGCCGCTGTGACGCTCGTAAGCCGCGACGATCGGCTTTGAAGGGGTATCGGCCAGCCGCACCGATTTTCAGCTCGATCCAGCCGTGAACGGCTATCGCTCGATTCGGGTCACCGAGGTAAGGGTATCGACGCTCGAGAGTGTAATTGACATCGGGCACGCCAGGGGAACATGGCGACTCGATTCTGGTAAAGTCACCCGGCGGCAGCCGTGAAGACAGCCACCGCCAGAATGACGACTCATTCATTACTCAGCGCTGAGCAACTTGCGAATCTTGGTCAGCTCAGCCGATCCATCCTTCCAAGCCCACCGACCCGGGTTCTCGATTTCGGCCTTGCGCAGCTTGACGCGCGCCAGCCGAGGCTCGATCTTCAGCTCAGCGGCTAATGCCTTCAAGCTCACCAAACCATCTTCGGCTTTGTCGACCTTCTTGGCCGCTCCATTCGTCTTGGCAGCCTTTTTCTTCGGTGCCTTTTTCGTCTTCGTCGCCACAGTACTCTCCTCGGTTGTTGATTCTTCAATTTTGGCCGTGTCTGGATCGGCCATTTGTGATTTCACTTTTTCCAATGCTGAACCTAATTTATCCACGTCGACTCCTATAATACTCGTTGATTGCTGCGGACAATTTCTTTTTGCGAACAGCGGCGTCATAAATCACTTCGTCGATTGAATTCTCAATCATCAGAAAGATGTATCGCGCCGTCGTTTGCGATCGACTCAAAATGCGAAACCTCATTTGCTCATAATTGATGTACGAATAATCCCATGAGTAAAAGATTATCGTCGTTGCCTGAGACAGGTCGATTCCAATACCGGCCGTTGTCTGTATGATCACTATATCTACGTTCGGGCGGGGACTCAATAGCGGTTCGCCACCTCGTACGATCAATGTGCTGAATTTCTTCAGCCGCTCAGCAATCTCATCCATTTCATGGCGATAACGACATACCACCACGAAAGGTATTGACTCCTTAGCCAAATTGACTACGGCTTTTAGTTTCGTATCATCGACCAACACCTGTGTCTTCTTATCGCATAAATAGCCTCCAGTGATTTGTTGTAGACGCATTGATAGCGTGATCGCGAGCGGAGCTCTCACTCGTACCTGGCCTCTCGATGTCACTAAATTCTCTTCAAGTTCATCGTAATGTGTTCGACCTTCGTCGCTCATCTTCAGCCGCACGATCTTTCGATTCACTTTGATTCGACGATGAGAAACATCAGTCAATCGGATATGTGCTGAATGCTCATGATAGATTCGTTTGAATTCGTCTTCGTTCTTATAGCCAATAACTTTGTATCCCATATATCCGCCCATGCGCAGATAACGACTTTCGAAGTCCGGGTACTTTCCGAAAATCTCGGGATCGATGAAATTAAAGATCGGCCAGCATTGCTCGATCGATTTGTCCAAGGGTGTGGCCGTCAGCGCCAGCCGATAACGGCTATGCGGCACTAACGTTCGAATACCCTTCGATTGCTTATTGCTGCGTTTCTTGATTCGATGTGCTTCATCGACAATGACCATTGTGATCGAATCACCGGATTGTTGTCGGTGTTTCTTGCGATTTTTCTTCGAGTTGAACGACTCGAAATTGATCAATTCGACGATTACGCCTGAGCGTAGCTCACCGGCATGAATGGCCGCTTGCCAGACGTTGATCACACCCTTCGGCGCGACAATGATCAGAAATTGTACGTCGAGTCGTCGATTGATGACTTCGAGAGCCGATCGAGTCTTTCCTACTCGAGGCTCGAAATAAAAGCAAAAGCCGTCGAACGCTAGTGCACGTTCGACGGCTGCCTCTTGCGGCGGATCGAGAATATTACGCAATCAAATCGTCAGCGTCGAGTTCCCACTCTTCGCCCTTGACATCGACTGTCACGTCGTCGCCATCGACTGCCGTGATCGTTCCAGTCAATGTCTTGCCCTTGTCGTCTTTGAACTTGACGCTGGCCCCGACTCGATTCTTGGAAGTTGTTTTTTTGGCAGCTCCCTTCTTCTTGTCGTCGCCCTTCTTATCATCATCGTCTTCGGCTTCGTCATCCTTATCATTGTCCGTATCTTCACCATCCGTGGCACCGGACTCGCCGCCAGCCGACAAGAAGCCCGTGACTTTCGGACGCTGCTTGCCCTGATACGTCTCGTTGGTGATTTCGACATCAACGGACAAGCCGATCAAATCGGCCAGGTCGATATCCATGGCCGAGTCAGGCACCTCGATTTGAAAGCACTCAAGCAATGTCTTGAATCTCCACAGCGCTTGCGGCAACAATGAAACGTTGTCATACACTCGAGCGCCTTTCAACGCGCCATCGACGACCTTGTAAATGAATTTCAAATAGGCATTGCCGTCACCTGATTCCTCTTCTGTCACATCATCGACTTCAAGCGTGTAATTGCCGTCAGGTATGGCACGACCACCGCCTGATTCGACTCCACTGAAATCGACGGATATGCCGCCTTTCTTCTTACCACCTTTTTTCGATGCCATACTACTTCTTCCTCAATGTTTTCTTAGTGGGGGCCTCACCACGACTGACGGCCATGATCTTGTCAAACGTCGGATTGACGACTACGTCCGGAGTGTCAGAACCCACAGGCCTCCGAACCTTTGTAATGTAATAGCTGTGTGGTCCGATTCGCATCGAGTAGTCAACTCGACGAACTTTTTCTTTTCCTTCTCCAATGAAATGCTCTCGGATAAAAGTGTTTCCAATAACACTGACAGCGCCGTTGAGATGACTGGCAACGCTAGGCATAACACGCGGGCCGATGCTCGGGTCAATTTGATCTTCGATCGCGTCGCCACCGTCAGTACTCCTTTCGTGAGCCACCATACATACGTGCATACCCTTGTCCACTAGATCACGATAGTTGTTGACCCATGTTTTCATCGTACCGCTGACTTCTCCCCAGATTTTACGTGGGATGAGATCGGTTGGATCGAGATTGTTTTGCTGGCATATGTGAGCCATCAATACATCTTGCATCTGGCTGACTTGATCAAGCACCACTGACTTATAGATCGATTTGCCGGATTCGATATGCCAATAGATGTCCTCGATCTCTTGCCATTCCTGCACTTTCGCCAAATGCACACCTGGAATATGGCTGACTGAATCAAAGCCTTTCTCTCGAATGTCGATCAACAGCAGCGGCTTGGGCCATGTACAAGCGAACACGGTCTTGCCCGTGCCAGCTCGACCGTAAATCAACGCCGACATGATTTTCTCGGTCTCATGCACGGGCGTAATGCGATCGATGATGGATGACTTACTCGGCTTCGTCTTCTTCGTTGCCATGTTCGCTAGGGTCCTTTACGATAAATTCTGATTCTCTAATGAAGTCGGCATCGTGGCCGCGCAGCTCGGCGTCACATATCGAATGAAACTCGCACCATGAGCAATCCTTCGTCATGTTGCGGCACTTCGACACCTTCGACAGCGTGTGCAGCTCGATTGCCGTATTTTGAAAGTCGGCTACGACTTGATCGATCATGAGCTGTGGTGGATTCGGCAATGTGATCCGACGATAGAACGGCGACTCCTGATTTTTCAATTGCGCCAGCCGCTCTTTGTAATCCTTCGGATTAAGATCGTTGTCCTGAATAGCCGTCATGAACGTTTCATAATCAGTGTTGACGTTCTGTGCCACTGACAATCCGCCTTTCTTCAACAGCTCGGGAATCGTCGGCGGCTTCGTGCGGACATAATCCCAAATCACGCCTGAGATTCGATCGTGCTTATGATCACGATTGTATGCCCACACGTACAGCAGCAATTGCAAGTCAGCGTAACGACTATCGACTCCTGGAATATTGCGACCAGTCTTGTGGTCCATGATCCACACACGATTATTTTTGTCTACGACTCGCTTGTCGATGTAGCCGATGAAGCGCAAGCCGTCTAAAATATCAGTGGCGACGAATTCCTCACTCGCCAGTACGGTAAGGCCGTCGTCGGCATACAGCCGATCATAACCCCCATAAATGCGTCTCAAATCTTCGATCAAATCACCGTACATCTCACGCTCTTCGATGAACAGCGATTTATATTGCGCGGCGTATTTGTTGAGAATGGCAATCGGATTTTGCTTGATGGCGCGAGCGTCGAGCATTTCGTGAAGGATCGAGCCTTTCAGCAAAGGGGCCTTCGGTTTCTTACGTGCCAGCCGTTCATGGTATTTGTAATGATACATACGATGGCAACGACGCCACGTCTTGACTCGCGAATAACTAGCTTCGGGCATCGCTTTCTCCTTTCAATCGCATACGAACACTGATCATCAGTAAAATCGTTCCAGCGCCCATGCATAGCACACCGAAGCCCATAATACTGGCGCAAATAATCAAGGCAGTTTGATCAGTCATCGAATTTGATTCCCATGTTCGCTAGAATAATCATCGTTGAGAAGTAAATGGCACATGCCACACTTCCGGGCTTTGTACTCATGACCATTGCCAAAAATAGAGCCACGATCGACAGCCCCCGAATTGATAGCTTAAAGCCTACGCTCATGACAAAGCGGCGGTCATCGCACGATGCGCCCACAAGCGGCGCATGTGTGACATCCAGCGTGGCCCCTTGACGCGATCGAGCCCCCACGGATTGACGAATGAAATATGCTCCAATGGATTTTCATTCATCAGCTCGCAATACCTGATCGCGGCGGCTTTGTCGGCTTCGGTAAAGTCGTCGTCCTTCATGATGCTTTCTCCAACCACTCACAGCCTGGCGATTTCATCTCGATCAAAATCTGAACTACATTTTCTGCAAATGTGATCAGGAGTTGGTCGGCGGCGGCGTAGGCGGCGGCGTAGGCGGCGGCGTAGGCGGCGTCGGCGGCGTCGGCGTAGGCGGCGGCGTAGGCGGCGTCGGCGGCGTAGGCGGCGGCGTCGGCGTAGGCGGCGGCGTCGGCGGCGTAGGCGGCGGCGTAGGCGGCGGCGCCATC